GACGCTACAATTCAGTCCGCCAAGATCGGATCTGTAGACGCTGGAACTATTACCGTTGGTACGCTGAGTGCTGCTCGAATCGGGGCAGACTCCATCACAGCGGCAATGATCGCTACTGACGCTATCACAGCCAACGAGCTTGCGGCTAACTCTATCACGGCTGCTAAGGGACAGATTTCTGATCTCGCCATCACGACAGCAAAGATCGCTGACGCACAGATCACCACAGCTAAGATTGCTAACCTAGCAGTAGGTACCGCTCAAATTGCTGACGCGGCTATCAACAATGCCAAGATTGCTAACCTAGACGCCGGTAAGATTACTACCGGGACCCTAGACGCTAACCGTATTGGTGCCAACACCATTTCCACAGCAAAGCTGTTGGTTGGTGACTTTGAAAACCTGACAACAATCAACGAAGTCTACAATACCACTGTTTCCTCCTATGGGCAGACTCAAGTTTCCGCTGGGTACAACACCCTTGTGGACGGCACTGGCACCTTCTTTATGTGGAAGGACCAGACAGGCCCTGTCCCGTTCAAGAACGGTGACCGACTGTATTACAGCTTCACAGCAAAAGCCACGACTGCTACCACTGTTCAAGCTGGTATCTGGATCTATAACGCGGCAAGCAACAACCGCAACTCATCAACGGCCTCCATCAACGTAGGTACCACTGATACCATCATCACAGGATCACTTGTTGTTCCTGCCACAGACGCGACGTGGGGACCAGCGAAGACTTGGGTTATCGGCCTCCAGAACGTTGCTAACAAGGGTATCGCCATCAAGGAGGTAGTTGTCCGCCGAATGAATGGTGGGGAGCTTCTGGTAGATGGTACAATCACCGCTGGATCTGCTATCATCGGTACCGGTGCAATCGGCACCGCCCAGATCGCTAACCTAGCTGTTACCGATGCTCAGATCGCTTCGGCAACAATTACTAGCGCAAAAATCCAAGCCCTCGATGCTGGTAAGATCACCACCGGCTACTTGGACGCCAACCGTCTTGCGGCTAACTCCATCACTGCTGCCAGTGGTATCATTGCGTCGTTGGATGCTGGTAAGATCACCACCGGAACTATGTCCGGTAGCTTCATCACAGCCAAGAGCCTTACGGCCAACAAGCTTGTGATAACATCCACTGACAACCTTGTTGTAGAGGCTGACTTTGGGAACGCTGGCTCGTCTTGGCAGCTAGGGGCGAATAACACGATCAACGCTACAGCCGGTCGTGGCTCCTTGCCTGCCATGAGATTTACCGGGCTTGCCGCACAAGTTACCTCCCTAAACCTTGTCAACAGGGTTTCGGTTGGAGCAGAGGACAGGTTTAGGGCCTCCATGTGGGTTAAGTCCACCGTGGCGCTCACCGCTGACAAGGTACAGCTTCGTCTTCGCTGCTACACTACGGCAACAGCATACACGGATATTACTGCTGCAACAAACCTTCCACTGGTTGCCAATACTTGGACCAATGTCGCAGGAATCTCCCCTGTCCTGCCATCGGGAACCGTTGCTACCGAGTACTATCTTGCGGTTACAAACGATGCAACAGGCACAATCACCGACATAGATTATGTTGGTGTGACCCGTGCTGCTGATGGTAACCTAGTTGTCGATGGTGCCATTGACGGCAAGACCATCACAGGTGCAACGGTGCGTACGGCTGCAACTGGTGCTAGGATTGTTCTGGACCAGACCTCGCTGAATGCTTGGAACACTGCTGGAGATAACTACTTCAACATGACTGATGCTACGGGTGTAACCGTTATGTCCGCTGGGTACGCCGGATATGACTCACTTCGCAAAAACTACTGCACCAATCCGTCGTTCGAATCGGATATCTCCGGGTGGACTTCAGCACAGACCATTGTACGAGATACGGCACAGTTCTATGTAGGTACCGCCTCATTGAAGGCTACGTACACTTCTACCGCAGATCGAGTTGTCTCTAGGAACCAAACATCCTCGGCTACTGTATACTCAGGATATGGGCATACTTTCTCAGTGTATGTACGACACGATGCAGCAACCGCTAAGAACATGAACGCATCGTTCTACTACGTGGACGCCTCCAACGTCCCTGTATCCGGGGGAACTAACGTAGGGTCTACTGTATCGGTGGCCCCCAATACATGGACCCGTCTCACGGTGCTGACACCTACATGGGTGAACTCTTCAAACATGCGTATGGACGTAGTTGGTACATCCTTCGCGTCTACCGAGAACATGTGGGTTGACGCGGCTCTTCTTGAGGACGTTGCAACGGTGGGAACCTACTTCGACGGGTCCACCGCTGCGGCACTCCCTATTTACTACATCTGGAACGGAAACCCTAATCTCGTTACAAGTGAGCAGAGGCAGCAGCGAAGCATCAAGATTAAGACTGGTGGCAACAATGTCTTCACTGGTCCGGGTGGACTTACCCAGAGTCCGGGTGTTGGGTTTATCGCCCCTACAGCATACCAGCAAACTGCTGGGCTGTACTCCGATGGGCAGGTTGTCCAGCTTATCGAGGGGTCAAATGACTCAACCCAGAATGGGTCTATAACTCTAGGAAACCAGAAGATAGATTTGTACTCTTGGCTTCCTACAACTATTACCAGTAGATCTGGCATCAACCTCAACCCACAGATGGGGTCGGTAGTTGTAGCCGGTGCAGTCGATGCAACCTCCTACACGGTAAACGGCGTGGCCCTGTCTAATGGTGAGACTCAGGTTTTTGACTCAACAACGTCGATCACCAGTGGCACTATCCCTGTACCGCGTCTCCAGATCTTCTCGGCTAATGCAACGGACTCCACCGTGTCCAACCTTGCAACAGCGAGCACGGGATATATTACGATCACTAACACGGGTGTCTATGACATCCACTGGGCATATAATCAGGGTGGTGGTGGAAGTGTCGCACGTAACTTCTTGGAAATCAAGACTGACGGTACTTCGGTAGTTACTAGCCGATCCAGCTTTGGTGTGTCTGAGGATAGCTGCTCTACTAACGTAGTAGGTATTCTACTGCAAGCGGGAGCGAAACTCTACTTTGAAGTCTACCAGAACTCGGGAACTACACAAGCCACAAACAACAAGATCCGTATCAAGCGAGTATCTGCGCCGACGCCGACCACTGGCTGGGGTTCCGGAAACATTACCCAGTCTGGTGATGTAACCGTACAGGGTAAGCTTAGTGCAACCCATCGTCGCACAGAGTATTACAACTCATTTGATATCGCTGCTGGGGCCTCTTGGGACTCAGGTACGGCCATTATGGATACGAGCACGCTGAAGACCACTGACACAGCCATGTGCTCTCCGGGACCATACTCTGGCTCGATTGTCTTCAACGAGACCGGATACTACCAGATCTCATTGTTCATCGTTCCGAGAAGTAACCCCGGACTCGGGTGGACTAGGTTGAACCACTCAAACGGTGAAAACCTTGGCCAGACCGGTAATGGGTCACAGCTATGGGAGACATATAACTCTATCATCCCAGTATATTTTGCGGCAGGACAGTATGTGCGTTCACAGATGTCATACGCTACGGCACACACAATCGACTGCCGTTGGAAGATCGTAAAGGTATCCGTATAATATTTCGGTGATAGAATGGTATTGAGGCAAACACAGAAAGGGATCATGAAGATCTTGGATAGAATACTAGCAGTTGTACAGGCCCGACTTGACGCGGCAAGGAAGGTGATCGCGGACTACGAAGCAGCAAAGGCCGCACCGCAGCCCGAGCCAACGGCAGCGGGGACTCCTTAATGGCTAATGTATCGTTGACCATTAGGCGAGACAACGGTGTAACCGTAACTGCCAATGGAGAGGTAGCTGATTCGCTCATTGCAGACATTGCCATGACACTTGGGGCTATCTTGTTTGACGCATCTACTGTCAGCGCAGCGGTTGCACCAGCGGCTCCTACTCCTACGGTATAATAGAGTAGTAAACACGACGAATAGAGGACAGACATGTCAGAACTACCCACAATTGATCCGCTCAAGGTTGCCAAGCGTGAAGCCGAAAAGCTCCGCACACAGGTTGCCGATTCATCTTTCCGGGAGACGCAGCTAGAGGTTCTGGCTGAAGCCCTGAGGGACGAGCGGGATGAAGCAGTGCAGCAGCGGGACGAAGCACTGGAAAAACTGAACTCCGTGCAGGCTCCGGTACCAGATATCACATCTCTTCCTTCTGAGAAGTAAGAAGTAATATCAACTTTGAAAGGGCAGGTCTTCGGACCTGCCCTTTCTGCATCCATCAAAGTTAGATACGATATAATAGTATTGTGCCTCATAGCATAAAATGAGGGTTTTGACAAATTGATGAGAGAAGAAATGACATGATGTATTACGTTCGAGATGGCGTAAGGACTTTGGAATTCACCGGAGTCAAGCTCGCTGAAAGCACCAGCCGCGATATTCTAAAGCCGCGTTGGGTAGAGTTTGAACTCTACCGAACCGTCACCGGCCAGTATGTACTTGCGAGAATTGGAGTCAGTGTGTATTACCACTCCGAAGACTGCCAAACGGTGGTTCGGAATAAACTTTCTGCTGTGGACGGGTCCGGACTGTCCGCAGCATACGTGCCGTGCGACTTCTGCACGCCCGAGAAGCTGGCTATCGAGGGTGTCTATCCCGAGACCCCGCGCTATGCCGCGTATGTTTGCGCTGACGGTGTGAGTGTGGTAGCATCACTCATGAAGCAGGACAAGAACCGCACCGAGTATCTGACCAACGTCGCCCGTAGACTGCTCACGGATGCTTCCCGTCTGGATCAGGACGTTGCAGACGCTTTCTTCACAGACCGCATCGAATAGACTTTTGGCACCCTTTCTGCTAGAATGGAGACTCCACTAACAGAAAGGGTACCATTGTTTATTCTGATCGATACCGACCTCAAGGGCCTGATACCGTTCTTCGAGTACGTCAACGAACTGGACGACAAGCCCGTACTGAGTCTCGATGATCTGTCCAATGGCATCACGGATTACGAACCAAACGGATCGTTCCACGTCGTGGACATTCACAACGACCTCAAGAGCCTGACCCGTTGGGAACAACTGGTGTGGGCAAGTCTTGGTGTCCGTGCGTTCTCAAACGACTTTGACGAGGACTCACCCATCTACGCCGGTATGGTGCCGGAATCAAACAAGGCACGCAGGGCTGGAGTCGATGCCAAAAACGCAGAGACCCGCGCTGTACATTTTGCCGAGTTTGGTGTAAACTATATTGGTCGTTCCCGTGTCGATCCGCGCAATCTCTTCGTGCTGGACAACAAGAAGGGCAACCCACTCCACGACCCGTCCAAGGATGCCACTCTGGAGGCTCTGTACGCCTCTCTCCCGGCTGATTGGTGGGGTTCATGTGGATTCGTATCGACCAGCAACGTTAGTCGCTTAGAGACGTTCCTAGCGTCTTTCAATGGTGACGTTATCCCTCTGGCCTACACAAGCGGTGCTTTCGCCAAACTCAAGTTCTCCGGACTTGAGTATGTAGAGGTTGCTCCTCCGGTCGCATCCGAGAAGTACGGAATTCAGGTACGGGACCTTGCCAACCGCAAGAGCTACGAGTTGTCCCAACCGACTACCCCGCAGGAAATCGAGGAGCCGAAAGTTAACACATGGCTCCAACTCTAAAATAAAAAGAAAAAGGAATAAATGCCAAGACTACCCGAAGACACAAGTCTACGGCTTGTAACATGTATTGATGACCTCTTCGACATGAAGCGTTGGCTTGGCGAGCGAAGAGATGTGATGGGCCTTGACACCGAAACGTCAGGGCTTGATCCTTGGGAACCCGGAGCCAAGCTACGGCTGGTTCAGATCGGGGACCACAGAGAGGGTTGGGCAGTACCGTGGGAGCGCTGGGGCGGCGCAGCAATCGAATGTATGAACCTGTGGAAGGGTGACTTCACACTCCACAATGCATCCTTCGACGCCAAATGGCTCAAAGTACACGCTGACTGGGAGATGCCGTGGTCACGGACGCACGACACCATGATCATGGCCCAGATTGAAGATCCCAGCGGACCCGCTGACCTGAAGACACTTTCAACGAGGTATGTTGACCCGATGTCTGCTGCCGGTCAGAAGGAACTCAAGGCAGCTATGAAGACTCACGGCTGGACATGGGCAACCATTCCAGTTGACTTCCCTGCCTACTACCTGTATAGTGCATTGGACCCTGTATTGGCTGCGCACCTGTGGAGCCACTACAGGACCGACCTATCCTTCCCGCAAGCCTATGACCTTGAAATGTCAGTACGCCGTGTGTGTACTGATATGGAGATGACAGGTATGCGGGTTGACCTTGAGTACTCTCAGAAGCGATTCGATGAACTCAAGCTTCAGGTGGAGAAGTCGAAGGCGTGGGCACTAGACAACTGGGGAATCCCCATTGGTTCAAACCCTAAACTGGCTGACTTCTTTGAGAATGAGCTTGGGGCCAAGTTTGAGGTCTTTTCGAAGACCACGGGCAAGCCCTCGGTGGCTAAGGATCAGATGGAGCTTTTTCTCCACTCAGAGAACGATACAGTACGGGAAGTTGCGAAGTTTATCAACGGCGTCCGTAATGCGGACAAGATGTCGAACAGCTACTTCAAGAACTTCCTCACCATGCATAATGATGGCGTAGTTCACCCGTCTGTGAAGACTATGGGCGCTCGTACAGGCCGTATGTCTGTGACTTCCCCCGCCCTCCAGACCATCCCCAAGGATGACGCTATGGGGGTGCGTAAGGCGTTCCTGCCCCGCAATCCGGGAGAGATTCTAATCTCGTGTGACTACTCACAGGTTGAAATGCGCCTCTTGGCTCACTTCTCCGGTGATGCTGCACTTCAGGCTGCTTTCAAGGAAGCTGACTTGACCGGTGGAGACTTCTTTGTGTCCATTGGCCGACAGGTGTACAATGATCCGACCTTCTCCAAGAAGGACCCGCGACGTGGCCTGATGAAAGGTGTCATGTATGGTGCCGCCTACGGGTCCGGTATCCAGAAGATGGCCGACACGGCTGGCGTAACATTCGAGGAGATGAAGAAGGTATCTGACGATATCTTCGCTGTCTACCCCGGAATCAAGCGGTTCATGAAGGAAACCGAAGCTTTGGGCGAAATGCGCGAGGCTTCTGAGGGTGTCGGTTACATCGTAACGGGCACCGGTCGCCACATCCCTGCCGATAAGGGCAAGATGTACACGCTGACCAACTACACGCTTCAGGGCACTGCCGCTGAACTGATGAAGAAGGCTATCGTGCGTCTGGACGCAGCAGGGTACGGTCAATTTATGCTAATGGCCATACATGACGAAATGATCTTCTCGCTTCCTCCTGAGATGGTGGAGAAGGCGCTTCCGGAAATTGAAGCGCTCATGTCCTACGTCGATGGTGAATTCGATGTAGATCTGCCTGCCGAGCCTGAGATTATCGGCAGCCAAAATTGGGGAGCCAAGTACGCATGATCTATTGTAAATGCAAATGTCGCTACCTCCTATCCATTGACCCCGGACTTATGACAGGTGTTTGTCTCATCGATCTTAGCGATCCTGAGAATCCTGTCAGGGTCTGGTCAAAGGAAGTCACAATTCAGGAGTTCCACGACAATATTGAAGCCCTTATTTCCCATGAGGAAACTCATGTTGTCATAGAGGCATTCCTTATCACCACAGAGACAGCTAAACTCACGGATGCTCCGTGGTCTCTGGAACTAATCGGAGTCGTCCGGTACCTCTGCTACCTCGCTGGCAAGGTTCCGGACCTCCAGAAACCTTCACAGAAGCCTTTTGCCGACAACGACAAGCTGCGAGCCGTGGACTTTTGGCATGTTGGTGAGGCGGGTCACGCAAATGACGCGCTTCGCCACGCCATGGTCTGGATCGTGGACCGAAACCGTAAGTGGACAAGGAAGCTGCTTGTGTGATAGAATGATGAACTATCGATGAAAGAGAAATATGGCGCTAATTGCTGAGATCGATGACAAAGATCCCACTAAGATTAAGATATCAGAGTATGAATGGAAGTACAAGGTACTTCTGAACTCAGTTCCTTCGGCACATTTCAAGGCTAAAGACAGTTGCTGGTACTACTCCCTCACATGGCAGACATGTTTGGCGCTCCAATCCACCTTCAAGGACAAGCTCACAGTTGGGCCGAACCTCAAAGCGTGGATGATGGAGCTATACCATACCGTCATCCTTCCCGCGTACAACATGCGTATGGAAATCACTCCTCCCGGTTGGGAAGGCGTGATGCCGGATGTAGGGCTGTACCCACACCAGAAGGGGGATGTCGCTTTCCTTTCCACGGTCAAACGTGGTATGCTGTTCAACGGAATGGGGTCCGGTAAGTCGATCTCATCGACAGCCGCGATCCGCCAGTTGGCCGCACAGGGAGAGACCGTCTTCCCGATGCTGGTGGCGTGCCCGAACTCAACCAAAATGGGTTGGAAGAAGGAAATCCTCAAGGTATGGCCGGGGCTAACGATCAACGTGATCGACGGAACTGCAACACAGCGACGTAAGTTGCTTGAGGAGGACGCCCATGTCTTTATTATTAATTGGGAATCCATTCGTGGACACTCCAAGCTGAAGCCATACGGTGGGACGGCCCTCAAGCGTTGTCCTGAATGCAAGGGCCTTGATAATACAGTAAAGGCGTCAAGCTGTGAAGCTCACGCTAAGGAACTGAATATGATAGACTTCAAGTCTGTCATTGGTGACGAGATCCACCGCATCAAGGATGCAAAGTCTAAGACCGCTCGTGCGTTCAAGGCTGCAACCGGGGATGCAGAGTTCAGGATCGGCCTGTCGGGTACCCCGATTGCATCGACCCCTGAGGATCTGTTCTCGCCGCTGAACTGGCTGTTCCCTGAGGCTTACCCCTCAAGTGTCAAGTTCATTGACCGTTTCTGCATCACTGCGGACTCGGCATGGGGCGGCAAGGTTGTTATTGGTATCCGTCCGGAGATGGAGCAGGAGTTCTTCAACGGCATCGACCCGTTCACACGTCGTATGTCCAAAGAGGTCATTCTCCCGTTCCTACCGCCACTCGTGTATGAACGTCGCGACGTGGAGATGGGTGCGAAGCAGGCCAAGGCCTACAAGCAGATGAAAGAGCAGATGATTGCTGAGGTTGAGGGTGGAGATATTATCTACACCACATCTCCGCTCACCAAACTGACGCGACTTCTTCAATTCTCTTCGGCTTACGCTGAGGTAGAGTATAAGGATGTCTACGATCCCAAGCTTGGCGAAGTTGTCAATAAGGCCTACGTGCGTCTCTCCGATCCGTCCTGTAAGCTTGATGCTTTCATGGATGATCTGGAAGACTATGGGGACGAATCCGTTGTAATCTTTGCAGTATCTTCACAGCTTATCAACATGCTATCGGCACGTCTCGATAAACTCAAGATTCCGCACGGACTTATTACTGGTGATCAGGATGCTAAAGAGCGCGAAATGCATATGGAGAACTTCCAAGCAGGCCGTACTCAGTTCATCCTTTGCACCATTCAGGCTGGCGGAACTGGTATTACCCTCACACAGGGCAGTACCGCCGTCTTCCTCCAGCGTTCGTGGTCCATGATTGACAACCTTCAGGCTGAGGGACGGGTTCACCGTATTGGGTCTGAGAAGTACGAGACCATCCGATACGTGGATTACGTCACCAAGGCATCGAGTGAGGAGATCGTGTTCAAGGCTGTGGAGGAGAAATCCGACCAGCTTGAATTCATCCTGAGGGACAAAGAACTGATGGAGAAATTCATCCGTGGAGAACTATCAGAAAAACCAGAAGATAAGAAAGAAGACGAATGACAGACGAAGTAACCGCCGTAAAGCCCGTAAATCTTGAAGAACTAGAACTCATTCCTGTAGAGTTCAGGAGTGACGTAAAGGCTGTACTTATGGATTCCATGGGTGGAGAAGGCTCTATCGTCCGTAGAGCGCGTGTAAGCACTGAGGGGCAGGGAAGTACCACCATCCCGCAGGAAGTCCTTGAGGGGTCCGATCTGGGCCTCCTGAAGTGGCTCTACCGCAACAGCCACGGTACACCGTTTGAAGGTCCGGAGTTTGAGTGGTATTTTGAGGTACCGATCTTCATCTCCCGCCAGATCGTGAAGCACCGTTTGTCGTCCATCAACGAGGAATCCGGCAGGTATCGTGAGATGCGTGGGGTCTTCTACGTTGTTCCGGAAGAGGGACGGGACATCGTTCAGGTAGGTAAGACAGGTGCGTACACCTTTGAACCGGGGCGTCCTGACCAGCTTGAGGCACTTCGCGGTGTTCAGATGGGCATGGCATCGGCTGCGTGGGAGAACTACCAGAAGCTTATTGCTTACGGTATCTCCAAGGAAGTTGCTCGAATGCACCTGCCGGTTAGCCTCTATTCAACGATGTACTTCAAGTGCAACCTCCGTTCGCTACTGAATTTTGTATCCCTCCGAAAGGACTGGGGACCAGATGCAGCGCACGCTTCGAAGGCACAGTACGAGATCGCACTCCTCACGGACCAGATCGCTGAAGTACTCAAAGAAAAGGTTCCGAATGTCTGGGATCTTTTCGTAGATAGCGGCTATCAAGCCGTTTGACATTCACAAAAAGTTAGGCTAGAATGGAATACAATACGGAGCCTTACTTGGGGCGGAATCCGGAGTCGGTGTCAATCACCAACTCCGAGATTCAGACCTTCAAGGATTGCAAGCGTAAGTGGTGGCTTGGTACTTACCGAGCGCTGAAGCCTACCAGCAAGACCTATGTTGGTCCTCTCACCCTTGGTATCCGCGTCCACAATGCGCTGGAAGCGTTCTACGTCACTGGAGTCAATCCGGTTGATGAGTACGAACGCCTCCAGCGCGTGGACAACAAGCTCTTCGAGGAGAGCAAGGATGCCAACGATGAGAAGCAGATCAAGAAGTTCAACTCAGAGGCCGAACTCGGGCGCATTATGCTTGAGGGCTACATGGAGTGGATGGCTGAGGAGAATCCTGACGCGGATATCGAAGTCATCGGCGCGGAAAAGAAGCTCTCAACACGTCTTGAGATGGACCCTCGCGTTGAATTGATGGGTAAGACGGACCTCAAGGTTCGTAGGGCGTCAAGTGGTCGTCACGCGTTGCTCGACCATAAGACAGCAATATCGTTCAACTCATACTATGAGACTTCTCACATGTCGGAGCAGCTTATGCTCTATGTCCTGTTGGAGAAGATGGACCCAGTGAATGGCGATCCCAAGGTAGACGGCGGAATTTACAACCTTATCAAGAAGGTCAAGCGTTCCGCAACTGCCAAACCTCCGTTCTATGAGCGGTTGGATGTTCGGTTCAACGACAAGCAGCTTGAGTCGTTCTGGATTAGGACAATGGGTACTGTTCGTGATATAATGGATCTACGCGACAAGCTGGATGCCGGTGTTGATCACCGTTTCTATGCATACCCCAGCCCCACAAACGACTGCACATGGAAATGTCCATTCTTTCAGGTGTGCCCGATGTTTGATGATGGATCGTCCGCAGAAGCAATGCTTGAAGAACTCTATGAGCAAGTTGACCCTAATGCGCGTTATGAAGAAGAAAACGAATAAGAAAGTGGTACTAAATGTCCGATAGATCCCTAACGATGCTTGTACATGGCATGTCCGGATCGGGTAAGTCTACTCTCGCGGCCTCTGCACCAAAACCACTGCTCTACCTTGACGTAGAGATGGCAAGCAGATTCCTCCGTGGGCGTAAGAAGAAGTGGAATCCGCTTACTGAAGCGCCACCTGAAGCAGATGGATCGTGGGATATCTGCGTTGTGACTCTTGATGAGTTCCAGAAGGCGCAGAAAGCGTATGAGTATCTGAAGAGTGGGCGTCACCCGTTCAAGTCCGTTGTGGTTGACTCCATCTCGGAACTACAGTCCAAGGCTGTAGAGAACATCAAGGGCCGTCAGCAGCTTCAGACACAGGACTGGGGCAAGCTCCTGTCTGTCATGTCGTTCTTCTGCCGAGATCTTCGAGATCTTGCCGGAACGGATGAGAGTATCGAAGCAGTTGTCATCACCGCCATGTCGAGAGACTACGATGGTATCATCAAACCTTACCTTCAGGGCCAGATCGCCTCACAGGTCCCGTACTGGTTCGACATCACTGCGTACCTTTACGTACAGCAGGTAGCTGATCAGATCACTGGTGAAGTCCGCGACACCCGCAACCTTCTGGTAGGAAACCACCCGAACTATGAGGCTAAGTCTCGTGTTCCGGGCCTGCCAACGGTCATCGAGAATCCTGATATTACCGTCATGCTCAACAACATCTTCGGTGTTGACGAGGCGGCTATCACCCAAACGGCACCGGTTGCTGCTCCAGTTCAGGAACTCCCTGCACAGGGACCTTCCTTTGCTGAGGTAGCTGCTGGCCCAGTAGGTCAGCCAGAGCCACCAAGCCTTTAATCCCATCAATATAACTGAATATACAAACAAAAACAATAACTGATAGGAAATAATAAAAATGCCAGCACAGTCTTGGAAAGATCTCATGAATAAGGCCGAAGAGGGCGCAAAGGAATTTGCGATTCTTGACGAGGGTATGTATTCATTTGTCATCAAAGATGCAGCTAAGGTGGGCGTGACCTCCAAGGAGAACCCCAAGTTCACCATCAACCCTTCGGTTGAATCCGGCCCCCGTGCCAACGCCCGTGTATTCCACGACTTCATTGTCTCGGACAGCGCTTTCGCCATGAAGAACTTCTTCTTCGGCGACCTTGCTATCCTTGGTCTGAACGCTTCGTTCTTCGACCAGAACCCGACCGAACAGCAGATCGCACAGGCTCTTCAGGGCCGTCGCTTTGTGGCGCGGGTTGAGCACGAGGAAGCCAACAACGGCAAGACCTATGCCCGTCTGAAGGATTTCGCGGCCCCGACTTCGGCTCCTCCGGGTGCAGGCGTTCCGGGTGGACTGCCGTCCGCAGCACCGATTCAGGCTGCTGCCCCGGTTGTACAGGCTCCTGCTGTAGATCCGGGTAGCCCGTGGGCAACCACACCGGCTCCCGCAGCACCGGCCCCGAGCTTCAACAACTCGGTACCGCTGCCGCCGTCCTTCGGCTAAGCACTAACCCCCTAAGGTGTGGCTCTGTGACTTCGGTTGCAGGGCCACACTTTTCCCTATACACTAAAGAAAAGACGAAATGACTGCAATTATTGGTTCCGCCGTGTTCGACAGCTTCCGCAATCTCACAGAGAAGTGTGGTTCCGACTCAGCCGCTAAGGGCTGGCACAAAGATCGTCCTGAGGGCGGGATCGAACTTGCCAACTGGCAGGGAAACAAGCTGATGCTCATGGTATCTGAGCTTGTTGAGGCCCATGACGAGCTTCGCAACGGACATGCAGCCGACGAGACGTACTACCCTGAGGCACCAAACGTTCGCGGGTTGATGAAGCCTGAAGGTGTCCCGTCCGAACTGGCCGACACCGTGATCCGTGTCTTCGACTTCTGCTATACCGAGAAGATTGACCTCGGCGCGATCATCGAAGAGAAGCTCGCATACAACCGGACGCGTGAACAAATGCACGGCGGCAAGAAGTTCTAGATGCTGACCCCGAAGAATGACTTTGAGGGGTTACGCGAGAAGCTAGAAGGACTCGGGTACACTGGACTGCGGGAAACCGATGAGAGCCTCATACAGGCCCTCGTAGCGGTCCACCTTACCTTGGAGACCTTCAAGCTATCTGAGGACGCGAGAGGGGCCGTTCTGGACCTCCTGAGCAGCAATGGTCGAGATGCCGTCAAGTCCACTCCGGTCTTCGCGGAAGATGCTTGGAAGAGCTTCGACTACGGGAACGTGAAGATGGGTGAGTTTGTTCGTGTCAAGACTGACGCGTATGACTCACCCACCGGAAATCCTCACAACGGTTTGGTGGGTGTTCTCACCTACATGAGTGGTGGAAAATGCACCGTAACTTATATCGGATTGGCCTCCGGAAACAGCCAACCACATCCCATGGAAAAACTAGACTCTCTCACGGGAGGGTATACTAGAAGACCCGCTAAAATTAACAAGGAGTAATAAATGGTGACAGTCTACACCAAACCAGCCTGCGTTCAGTGCAACGCAACCTACCGCGCCCTTGACAAGATGGGTATCGCCTACAGCAGTGTTGACATCACTGAGGACGCCGAAGCATACGAGCGTCTGCTGGCCCTCGGCCACAAAGCAGCCCCCGTTGTAGAGTCACCGATTGGCGACTGGGCCGGGTTCCGTAAGGACAAGATCGATGAACTTGCCGACTACTACGCACAGCCTGTAGGCTAGTGTTGCTGGTGTTCTTTAGCTCAACCAGCGAGAACACCGCCAGATTCATTGAAAAACTCGATTTACCTGCTTTGAGACTTCCCTTGAAGACCGCTGACGCTGGACTGGTCAGTGTCGATCAGGACTTTGTACTGGTTACCCCGACCTACGGGGCCGGTAGCAAAGGCTTTGTCCCAAAGCAGGTAATCGCGTTTTTGAATCAGGAGGAAAATAGGGTAAGATGTAGGGGAGTGATCGGTTCCGGGAACATCAACTTCCTTGGAGATTACTGCCGTGCCGCCGATTTGGTTGCGGCCAAGATACAGGTCCCCGTACTCTACCGCTTTGAGCTAGCCGGTACCGAAGAAGACATAACGAAAACACGAGAAGGATTGAATAACTTTTGGCAAAAATTAGCGAAGAAAGTCCACGCGAACTCAACGCAGAACTGAACCTATGGGGTTCGGACGGAAAGATCCAATTTGACAAGGACAAGGAAGCTGCAAAGCAGTTCTTCCTACAAGAGGTCAACCCGACCACGAGATTCCACTATAGTCTAGAGGAGAAGCTTGAATTCCTCTTCGACAACCAGTACTACGACCGATCCGTCTGGGATCAGTACGAGTTTGCTGATGTCAAGGATCTCTACAAGCTGGTCTACAGCTACGATTTCCGCTTCGAGACTTACTTCTCGGCGTTCAAATACGACACACAGTACGGCATGAAGTCCTTCGACGGCAAGACCCGTCTGGAGCGCTACGAGGACCGCGTTGTAGCTAACGCCCTGCTCTTGGGCCGTGGTAACATCAAGAATGCCCGTCTGATCGCTCAGGAGATCATCACAGGCCGTCTCCAGCCTGCCACGCCTACGTTCTCCAACGCTGGCAAAGCTCAGCGCGGCGAGTTCGTGTCCTGCTTCCTGCTCCGTCTGGAAGACAACATGGAGTCCATCGGTCGGTCGATCAACTCTGCCCTCCAGCTTTCCAAGCGTGGTGGCGGTGTGGCGCTCCTGCTGTCCAACATCCGCGAGTATGGCGCTCCGATCAAGCAGATCGAGAACGCTTCCTCGGGCATCATCCCCGTCATGAAGCTTCTGGAGGACTCCTTCAGCTACGCCAACCAGCTTGGCACCCGTCAGGGCGCTGGAGCGGTCTACCTGAACGCCCATCACCCGGACATCATGAAGTTCCTTGACACCAAGCGTGAAAACGCAGATGAGAAGATCCGCATCAAGACGCTCTCACTCGGCGTTGTGGTCCCGGATATCCTCTTCGAGCTTGCCAAGAACGGTGAAGAGATGTACCTCTTCTCACCTTACGACGTGCAGAAGGTCTATGGCAAGGCTTTCGGTGACATTTCTGTGACGGAAAAGTACCGCGAGATGGTTGAAGATCCTCGGATCAAGAAGACCAAGTTTGACGGTGGCGCACGTGGGTTCTTCACGACCGTTGCCGAATTGCTCTTCGAATCCGGCTACCCGTACATGCTCTTTGAGGATAACGCAAACAAGGACCACGCCAACGATAAGCTTGGCCGCATCAACATGTCGAACCTCTGCACCGAGATTCTTCAGGCGAACACTGCCAGCGAGTTTGACGATGACCTCTCATACAAGACCATGGGCCGCGACATCTCGTGCAACCTTGCGTCTCTGAACATTGCAAAGACTATGGAAGGTCCGAACTTCGCTAAGACCATTCAGACTGCCATCCGTGCGCTCTCTGCTGTGTCCGATCTGTCCTCCATCGACTCGGTTCCGTCTGTCCGTGAGGGCAACAACAAGAGCCGTGCCATCGGTCTCGGCCAGATGAACTTGGCTGGATTCTTCCTCAAGGAAGGCATGAAATATGGTGATGCCAACTCGGTTGACTTCACCAACGCCTACTTCATGGCTGTTGCTTACCACGCCTACGCGTCATCCTGCATTCTGGCTCAGGAAACTGACAGCCCGTTTGACGGATTCAAGGAATCCAAGTATGCTGATGCTAGCTACTTGACCGAAAAGTACAGCCGCGACGATATGATTGAGTTCAATGCGAACACGCACGCGATCTTCGACAAGTACGAGATCAAACTGCCGACCCGCTTTGACTGGGCGCACCTTGCCGACGAGATTGCCAAGCACGGACTGTACAACGCGTACCTTCAGGCTATCCCGCCGACTGGCTCCATCTCGTACATCAACTACAGCACAAGCTCCATTCACCCGGTAGCCGCAGCAGTTGAGGCACGTAAGGAAGGCAAGACGGGCCGTGTATACTTCCCGCAGCCGTACGTCACCAACGAGAACTACGCTGACGTGGAGGACGCTTATCAGGTAGGCTGGGAGCGTACAATTGACGTATACGCTGAGGCAACAAAGCACGTCGATCAGGGCCTCTCACTGACGCTGTTCTTCCCGGACACGGCAACGACTCGCGACATCAACAAGGCGCAGATCTACGCGTGGAAGAAGGGCATCAAGACCATCTACTACGTCCGTGTACGTCAGGGTGCACTTGCCGGAACCGAATCGGCTGAATGTGTTTCCTGCCAGCTTTGACCTAGTTCGTGTCAAAAGCGTACCATTTTCGGTACGCTTTTGACACCTACTCACCTATACACTACTCTAAAGGAGAAAATTGACGAAGGAAGCAATCAACTGGAACCGGATCGAAGATCAGGTTGACATTGACGTATGGAATAAACTCATCAAGAATTTTTGGGTTCCGGAGAAAATAGCTCTGTCCAACGACATCAACACGTGGAACAGCCTGAACAAGCACGAGCAGCTTGCCACTATGCGCGTCTTCACCGGGCTTACCCTGTTGGACACCATTCAGGGTACGGTAGGCGCTGTGAGCCTCATTCAGGACGCTGTGACGCCCCATGAGGAGGCCGTCTACACCAACATTGCGTTCATGGAGTCCATTCACGCCAAGTCGTACTCATCCATCTTCTCTACACTATCATCCACTAGGGAAATTGACGAGGCTTTCCGCTGGTCCAAGGAGAACAAGCACCTTCAGGCCAAGGCTAACCTTGTAGTGGAGCGCTACGAGGGTGGAGATCCGCTGAAAAAGAAGATCGCATCGACTCTGCTTGAGTCTTTCCTCTTCTATTCCGGCTTCTACCTGCCTCTTCACTGGTCCTCGCACCAGAAATTGACCAACACGGCTGACCTGATCCGCCTGATCATCCGCGACGAGGCCGTGCACGGCTACTACATCGGCTATAAGTACCAGCAGGCCATCAAAAAGCTGCCTCTTGTGGAGCAGGAAGCCTACAAGACGTTCACTTTTGAGCTTCTGATGGACCTTTACGACATCGAAGAAGAGTACGCACAGGAAATCTATGACGATCTGGGCCTCACTGAGGATGTCAAGAAGTTCCTGAAGTACAACGCGAACAAGGCTCTGATGAATCTGGGCTACGAACCGCTCTTCCCGAAGGAAGTTACGAACGTCTCAGCCACAATTCTGTCCGCTTTGGACCCGAATTCTGGTGAGAACCACGACTTCTTCTCAGGCTCAGGCTCCAGCTACGTCATTGGCGAGACTGAAGAGACTGAAGACGAGGATTGGGACTTCTGATGAAGCAGCATCACAATTTCAAGGGCTGGATTTGTAAGATCGGTGAACCTCACGAAGGCTCTTGTCCACTTATTCCCACTCGCTGGACCCGTTTCAGGTATTTCCTGAAGGGCCGTCGTATCCCGTTCTGACCCTTGACATACTAGTGCCCGGTAGCTATGCTCCAAGTGTAAGTACTATCAACACTATGGAAGGGGTATCATGTTCTGGGAATTTCTGTTCGGGTCCATTGCGGCCTATACTACAGGCGGTGTCTTATGTCTGACAACTCTGACAAGGGACGAATACCGGAGGATGAAGCTGAAGGCTCCGGAGAAGGCCGAGATAGAGGTTCGAAGCGCAGCATCAACTCAAGGGTGGGGAAACTCGCTCTTCTGGCCGGTGTTCCTCCTGATGCATATCAGTGAGAAGGCGCTCGACAAGGACGCCAAGGTGGACGAGATCGATCAGAGGACACAGCAGATTCTGGGCGAGCTTCGTGATCCGTACGGATGGGAACGTCAATTCCATCAGACGGAAAAGGAAGTCCACGAGAAGAAATTTCTCGCTGGCGAAGGCAAATAACAGAGGTCCAACTATCCGGTAATTCCGGATGGTTGGACTTTTCTGTGTGTATGGTGTAAACTAAAGGTATGAAAATAGGAATTGATCTTGGACGCGTAATTATCGGCGGCGAGGGAGAAGATACCATCTTCTCCGACAGTTATTTGAATACTCCAGAGGTTCCGGGTGCTTACAGGTCCTTCAAATCGCTCTCCAAAGACCACGAACTCCACATTATCTCAAAATGTGGTCCTGTCGTGGAGGAGAAATCCATGAATTGGCTGGATTCTGAAGGGTATTTCTACCTGATCCTGCCCCATCGTACCAACTTTGTCCGGAAGCGTCACCTGAAGGCCCCGATGGCTCAAGCCCTCCAGCTTGACATTTTCATCGATGACAGGCAAGATGTATTGAGTCACATGGAAGGCATCGTGGCTCACCGCATTCTGTTCACGTCATGGGAGCAGACCAATCAGGAACTGGAGAAGATTTTCAATGAAACAGGATAACCCGTGAGTACCCTACATGTTGGGGACATCATCAAGCTCGAATCAGATGAGACCGAAAAGCTCGGTTTGATTTCTGAAGTGGGAGATGATACAATGGTACGTATCGCAAAGAACTGGTTTGATCTGACCGAGTATGAAGTCACTGTACTTCACACAGAGGTTGACATACCCCGTTTGGATGTGGTATAATAGTCTTAATGACTTATAGGTGTAGCTCAGTTGGCCAGAGCTTCGGTCTCCAAAACCGAGAGTCGCAGGTTCGAATCCTGTCACCTATGCAAGTTGACAAACTATAAATGTATGATATACTGTAATAATACACCGGTGTGTGGGAAAATTTGGCTAATCCGCGTCGTTTGGGGCGATGAGACTGCACGTTCAAATCGTGTCACACCGACTTAGAGAACCAATGGCCGTGTAGTCGGTCTGGTCGGTGCACAAGGGTGCACGGTAATGCTCTAACGCACGCGAGAGTAACTCAATTGGTAGAGTTTCTGTTTTCCAAACAGACTGTTGCGGGTTCAAGTCCCGTCTCTCGCTCTAGTGCCTTCGGGCACTTATGCTTCTTTAGCTCAGCGGCAGAGCACCTGTCTTGTAAACAGGGGGTCGAGGTCTCGGTATCCTCAAGAAGCTCGCAGTAATAATGGCACCTTAGCTCAGTTGGTCAGAGCGCTGGCTTGAAATCCCAGAGGTCACCGGCTCGGCTCCGGTGGGGGGCACGCAAGACCTTGCCCCATGGTGTACTGGCAGCACACGAGATTTTGGTCCTCGTAGACTAGGATCGTTACCTAGTGGGGCAGCACATGGTATAATAGAATTGTTACGTAACAACAATAGGAGTTAAAATGGCTAATCCAGCTACCAACAAGACATCCACAGACACACGTCTGGTCAATCAGGGCGCACGCGTCACTGAGAACGACGAGAACAAGCGCATCAACACCGCGTCCCTCGTGACCGGTAAGGCTGCTGTTACTGAAAACTCGGAAAACAAGCGAATTTCCACTGTAGTCTGGCCTTAATCTTTACCGATTAGGGGCTGGCTACTCAGGTAGTCGGCCCCTTTTCTTTACCCATTTCGTCTAAAGGCAGGACATCGGTTTCTGAAACCGTCAATCTAGGTTCGACTCCTAGCGTGGGTGCTAAATTTCAAGCTGGAGCTATAGCGGCAGAGCGGTCCCCGTGTGAGGGGACAGGTCCGGGTTCGAATCCCGGCAGCTTGAAATTTTACTATCTATTTCAACTCAAAGGACGTATGATGGATATCGAAGCAATGATCAAGACTCGTCGTACGGGAGTCGAAAAGCGTGAGACCCATATCTCACAGATTAAGGCTGGCATTGAGTACGAAGAAGACGTAATCGCTGAACTGGTTCGTCTGTCTGAGCAGGACACGTACACTATGGAAGAGATTGACTGGCTATTGGCTAACTCCAATCATTATTTCTAACCCATTCCCGCATAGCTCAGGGGTTAGAGCGCCTTGCTGATAACAAGGAGGTCGATGGTTCAAATCCATCTGCGGGAACGCAACAAATAAATATGGTCCATTAGGGTAGCGGCTTAACCCATCTGTTTTTCAGGCAGAATATCATCGGTTCGAATCCGATATGGACTACAGAGTGGCCCCTCGCAAGGGCTACTGCTGCGGATACAGGAGAAGGCGTAGTGCCTGTATCACGGTAGCATCTGCTGCATTAGGCGAATTGGCAAGCCGTCACCCTCTCAAGGTGAAGATTACGGGATCGTACCCCGTATGCAGTACTGGTTGTAGCCCCTTAAGGCCTCACGCTGTGTACCGAAAGTGCAGCATTGGAAGGTCCAGCCGAGGGATGGCGACGGCAACTGATTTGAAACCAGTTTGGGGAAACCCGTAGGAGTTCGATCCTCCTACCTTCCGCGATCCACAGGATACTCCTGTGACACCTGACGGTGACAGTCCGCGACTCAGCGCGTTATCTGAGTTTGGAAGAGAACCGAATGGCTAGGGACCGTCTTGGAAAGACGGTGCGGGTGTGAAAGCCCATGCGGGTTCGAACCCCGTCTTTTCCGCTTTACACCACAGCAGTTTGGTGGTATAATAGATGAATTAGGGAGATTAGCTCAGTTGGTAGAGCGCTACGTTTACACCGTGGATGTCATCGGTTCGAGTCCGGTATCTCCTACGCCTTGCTGGTGGAACGGTATACACAGGAGCTTCAAACCCTCCCGCGAAAGCATAAGGGTTCGAATCCCTTGCGAGGTACGCATGCTCTAGTAGCCCAACGGCAGAGGCAGCAGACTTAAAATCTGCAAAGTGTGGGTTCGAATCCCATGTGGAGTACTTTGGCCCGGTAACTCAGTGGTGAGAGTGCCACTCTTATAAGGTGGAAGTCGAGGGATCAATACCCTCTCGGGCTACGCAACAACTAAATACGCCTTTATAGCTCAGCGGATAGAGCGTCGGCCTACGAAGCCGTGCGTCGGGGGTTCAAATCCCTCTAAAGGCACTAGGCTATCCGTGCAATCGGTGCATAGGCTGTGGCTTATGTGGGTCGGTGAAACTCCGCAGTAGCCTTTGGAAGCGAAGCGATAGGCCAGCAGCAGATTTGCTAAATCTGTACGGGTGTTAAAGCCCCAGTGAGTTCGACCCTCACCGTTTCCGCACTTTACAAGACTCCTAGAG